ACATTAGTTGCTTTAGCAACGTAACATCTTAAACTACCTGACCAATTATTCCAATTAGATTGTGTTACATTTGATATTGATGTAAGTACATTATCAATTTCCGCTTGGTTAAATTTAATTAATGATCTAGCTACTCTAGCTACAGGGTTTGATTCTGTTACTTCGTTGTTTATATCTAAGATAGCATCAAGCCCAGTATTCATATATCTATATGCACTGTATATTGAAGCGTCTTTTTCAGGAAATAATTTATATACTGCCATAATTAAAATAATGTTACTACCCTACCTTTAATATCGGTATTTGGATATTTAAGTTCAAAAATACTAGGATCTAATGAAGGGAATATTGTACCATTTTGGTTGGCAGCATTCATATCATATGCCCACTGTGAATATCCAGCTGAAACACCTGCCTTATTTGTTAGGGTAATATGTTTAACTGTTTGTACACCATTAATTGCATCTAATAATACAGTTAAATCTGGTGTTATAATTGGTTGATTTATTTGCCAGTTATTTATATTGAAATAGTTTTGTAATGCTACAATACACCTTGATAATACTTCATTATTATTAAAATTAGGATATGTAATTATTTCAAAATCGATAGCAAAATTAATTATGAATGCATCTTTAATACTAATTGTATCTCCAATCATTCTATATTCGTTTATATAAGATTTTAAATTATTTTTCAGCGTCAATGATGCTGTTGTTAATTTACTATTTAAATCATTGGTTAAAACATATATATCTAATGTTGTATTAGCATCACTAGCATTTGGTTTTTGTGTAAGCGCTTTAGATATTACTCCATATTTAGGATCCATACTTAACGCTCTTACTAAGTAGTCATTTGCTGTTACATTTCTTAATTGTGTTGGGAAGTTTGATATACTATTTTGTCTAATTTCTTCTATTGTATCACCATCTTGTCCTCCACTTGCTGCTATTACATTATTTGCAGCTAGAGAATTAAATACATATTGTGCTGTTGTTGGGTTTAAATCAGCCTTTATAAATTGTATTGTTGATGTATTTAAGCTATTTAATGTGTTAGAAGGTACATTTGAACTAACACCCCCACCTGTGTAATATCTAATCGTTAGAGTAGTATTTGAAGGTGCTACACCATAAGTATTTGTAAATACAAAATTAGTTGGTGAATATGCTGTTGTCATTTTATTTTGTAAAAAGGGCAAACCTAAACCTACATTAAATGGGTTTGGTACTATATCTTCTGTTGTTGAATTTGAACTACCAGCACCAAATTGTAATTGTAATAAATTTGAGCTTAAAAATCTAGTAGAAAATCTATTTTGTACTTGTTTTGTTTGAAGTAAATATGGCGCATCCGTATCAAGATATGTATTTGGGTCATTTGAGTTGGTATTTTTAATACCATCAAATACTTGTTCTTGTCCTAAGTAATCTACTTGATACCATTCGTTACCATCTGAATCAACCACATCTAATATTCCTGCTATATTAGCATCTGAAATTGTAGTGGTAGCAAATTCTTCTGGAGCACCAAAGGATATAGTTTGTGTGTTAATAGTACCTGAGAATGCTTTTCGTCTTTTATTTAATAGATAATAAACTGGTAAATTATTAGATACTTGTGCTACTGTTATTGTAGTTGGATCTATTGAACTTGATACTGTAAAATCTATCGGTTCGTCTATTGTAAATGCTTGATTTCCTCCTTTATTAGTGATTACAGTATTTGCATTTACATATAAAGCATAACTAAAATCTGGGACTGTTTCTCCATTAACTAATTTAGATGGAATTTGTTGGTAAAAATCCATTGTTGTAGTGGCTAAACCTGTTACTTTAGGTGTATAACCGTACATATAAGCTAAATCAAATATATTACTTGTTTGTCTAGCATATTGTAAAAAGTTTTCTTGTACCTGATTATCTAAATAAAATGATAAAACATCCCCCACGTAGGCGGCTTGTTCTATAAACATCATACCAGGAGATGTTTCTGTGAAGTCAGTATAGGTGGTAGGGAAATATGTTTGAGTATAATTAATCAGTTGATTTCTATACTCAGTAAAGTCCTTATTAATATATTGTATGTCTCTTTTAATTGCCATTAGTTAAAAGTTAAAGTTAGTTCATCATTAATACCAGTATTTGTTACTGAGTAATACATTTGAACTGATATTTCATTTGAATCTGGGTCTTCTACTAAAGACAACTCTTGAAGATCTACATTTGGGAAATTTTGTGACATCTTATCTCCAATATCTTCTTTTAAATATTCTAATGTGTTATTTGATATTTGTTCAAATATAAATTCTCTTAAACCTCCTCCAAATGATGGATTACCACATCTTTCACCTGGGTTGGTTAGAAAATAATTTATTAAATTGTTTTTTATTGATTCTGCTGTTGTATAATTAGACGTAAAAACTTCTCCGGCGTTAAAAGGGATGTCCACACCAATACCAACTCGTGGTCTAGTATCATTGGGAAATCTATTTATTGCTCCAAATGCCATAATTATCCTTTACTATTCATTAATCCCATAATTTGATCCATACTAACATTTCCATTTGGTAGACTACCATTTGGTGATGTTGTATCTCCTCCTGTTACTTGTAATGGAACATCTGCTGATGTTGCATTTAAGGTACCATTAGCTCCTGGTCTCATTCCGTCTAAAACATTCATCATGTTTTCTCTTAACGCCATTTTATCTTCTTTTGCTAAAGGTTTATGTTGTGTTTCTAAAACTGGAGCTGCTGTACTTCTTGGTGTTTTAATAGCTTCTAGTAGAATATCCTTCATTTCTTCTTGGATAGCTTCTTTAACTGCTGTTTTTACTATGCTCTTTAATTGATTTAATTTCATGTCAAAAAATTTAATTTATTATAAATATTGGTTTAATTTGCTTTTAAGTCATTTTGTTTAATATAGAATGCTAGTTCATCAATCAATATTTGATCTTCGGCAGCAAACGATTTTTCTCCTTTTAAAATTGTAACTCCTCTTGAATCTTTTGCAATGGCATAACGTTGATATAGATCTCCTTCTCCATAATTTTGAGCGTTCTCTGTATCAGCAACTACTGTTAATTCAAACCCATTTACAAATTTATCTGGTGTTTCACCTTGTATATCTTGCTGTGCTTGTAATACTAATAATTCAGCATTAATTTCTTCCATATCAATATTACCATCAGAACAATCTCCTATTAATAGATCAATTGTTTTTAAATACTTTAATATTATAAATAAACATATAACTAATATTATTAATGATATAAGTGTTGATTTTTTTAGGTTTTTAAATTCTTCAGAAAAATTAATAAGTAATTCTTTTATTTCCTGTAATTTACCAACTAAAGAATATGATGCAAATTGTAAAGGTATAGGTAACTTATCTAATGCCTTTTCTATTATATGAAAATTTTTGGTTAATATTAAAAATGCTACGGCTAACGCTGAATTTGCTATGATAACACCATATATATTATTTAATTGTCTTACTATTGAGTTTCTTTTTTTAATACACTGTTTTAATATTGTATTATCAGGGCACCTAGCTTGGTTCTTTTGTGCTAGTTTAGCTATTCCAAAATTAACTAATAAACCTATAGCTAAAGGTAATAGTTTTTGTTGTGCAATTGTAGCAAAACCTAATATTGTTTTTTTAACCTCTATAATAGTTCTTTCAACTGGTTCTAATAGTATATCAAGTTGTTTATCTATTATTCTATTAATCTCATCAACTATTTTTTGTTTTTGTTCCTTGGATAATTCTTTTATATTAATTAATGCTAGTGGTGGTAGTTGTTGTTTAATAACATGATCACCTTTAATCATTTGCTGTGCAAACGGTGTATATTTTTGATTTGCTTTATCACCTAAATTATATAATACAACAGGTTTAAGAGGGACTTTAGGGTAATCTGGATCTCCAAATACTGGTATCCCAAATTTAATTTCATATTCTCCGTTCTTGTCAGTTTTAATTTCTAATGCTTTTTCCTTTTCTTCATCACTCATTGTTTTTAGAGCGGGATCCTGTATATATGATATTCTTTCTGTGGTTTTAAAATTGGTAAACCTAAAATCTTTAGATTGAAATTCTAGTTCTTCACCTTCTTCAAGTTTTTCCTCTGCTTTATCTTGTTTTTTTTCTTGTCTATCATCAAATTTATCTCTACGTTCTAATAATCGATTATATCTTTTTTCTGATAATGGTTCTACTATACCTTCTTTATTAGTTGCAAAATACTGTTTATTATAAACAATATCTCCATTTTCATCTCTTTCAGGTACTATAGGGTATAATACCAATTGAGGACTTACTAATATACCTTGTAAATTATCTTTAGTTTGAGAATCATATAATCTACCTTTTACAGTAAACACTTCTATTCTTATAGAACGCAAAATCTTTTTTATTTTAATAGCATCTCTTTTTGCTACATCTACATCCCGCCCCGTAACATCTGTTTTTACCCCCAACTGTTTTTTAATAAGGTCTAAACCTTTAGGGGACTGTAAAAATGCTTTAGCTGCATCTAATATTTCGTCTATTGATGGTATCTTCATATTATACAGATTTTACCTTTTTAGACAAAAACTTTGGTAAGTTATTGCTTATACTTTGAATTTGAGCTTTTACCAAAATTGCTTTTGCTGCTGTTCCTTGTATTGATGATTCTGATGATAATGAGCTACATAAAGTTTCTAAATTTTTTAATAAACTAGAAAATGAAGCCATAAAAGTATCACCTAATACTATAGCTTGATCAGCATTTGTACCACCTAAATTAACATAACCTTTTTCACTACTTAGGTTAACGTTTCTTTCTCTTGATCTAAACCCTACATCTTCATTAGATTCTAAAATAATTGATTTTTGAGCAGACATTATAATGTTATCTGTTTTAGAATTAAAAACTAATCTATCAGAATTCAACATTACTTGTGATCCACTATATTGTCTAGGGTCTATTGGTGTGTTTGATATAATATTATTTAAGGGCACAGTTGCCGATTCACCAACTGCTAAACCTAATGTTGCTATTTCTAATGGTATGCGTTGGGTTGAAGTTAAGTATATTGATGTTGGGTCATCATTAATACTTTCAACTGTAGGGACCCAAGATTCATTACTACCTGTTACAGCAGCTTGACCATTTTTTATTATTGTAATAGGACTTCCTTGTGTTCCTATTGAAGACCAATTATTAACAATATCTCCATCAACCGTTGTAGTACTACCCAAACGAATTGTATTACCAAATCTACCTTCAATTATATTATCTCCAGCAAATGGTAAAACTGGTTTGATATTTCCACTTTCAATAAAATTCCCACCACTTTGACCATTAAGATCAAGTTCAAATTCTTCGTTACTTTCTTTGTTTGTAGCACCCGCTTGAATACTATCATAAGATTTAGTTTGAGATGGTGAGTTAAGATCTGTTAAGTAAGATGGATAACCATTCTGTTCAGGATGATTCCAAATACCTATGGGGTTTAAATAATAATATTCATAATTACCTGCAGCTCCTGGGTTTTCTGTGGAAGGTAATTTAAATAAAAGTACTAATTCATTTACTAATGGAAAATTCTTAAACTGTGGGTATAAAGGTTTAGCAGTATTTGATTTATTCTCACCTATAACAGCCGCCGGTTGATCTAAAATTTCATATTTTATAGTGCCAATAGCACCCCACCCACCTTGTTTGAATAGTTTTGAGTTAGTATTTAAAGAGATGTCAATAACCCTAGCTACTATTAGATTATCTTTTAAACCTTCTATAGTGCTACCTGAATTATTAGAACCACCAGTAAGGGTTCTATTTAAATAAGCTAAACCTGTTACAGACATTATTTTTCTTTACTTTCTGTATAGTTGGTATTCAATTTATCTAATTCTGCCATTAATTCTTCTTTTTCAGCATCGGTAATACCCAATGAATCCTCGCTACTACTATTATTGATCGCACGCTGTACTATAGTAGCCATTTTAATTAATTGTTCATCGTTACGTATGCCAATTTCCATATATTCTTTAATAAGGGGTACAATTAAAGTTGCATCACCTATATCGTTTATTAATGGTTTTAGTTCTGAAATTAGACCCGAAATTTGAGTTTCTTTTTTCTTTTGGTTGTCGTATATTTCACTTAGAATATCCGAAAACTTTTTTTTCTTAAATACAATGTTGTCTAGTGATCCCATAGTGTTTTATTATAAATATGGATATAGGATGAATTTAAAACTTACACCAGCCGTTTTCTAAATAAAAGATGTATTGACTTTTAAAAATATCGTGAAGCTTATCAGCTATTTTAGTTATTTTTGGTGTTTTAACATCTATTATTTCTCTAATGTATATGTAAAGCGCTTTTTTATTAAAAACCTCTATCGTTTCTCTTTTTCTAAACAATTCCAAAATTGCATCCGCTATCTGAGCATCATTTTTTTTAGGGAAAAGATCATATATGTTTTCTGTTGTATAATCAACAAATAATTCAATATATTTGCTCAAGTCATCTTTAGCAGCTTTATCACCCATATTATAGGTGTGAGTAGATTTTTCACCCATTAAAATATCAACTTCAACCTTTTTAATTTTCTTATTATAGTTTTTAGTGTTATATAATATTAACCATCTTTTAACTATAGTTCCAAAATACGAATATGCTTTGGCCCCTCTAGTTGGGTCAAATAGGTGGATTTTAGACAACAAAAAAGTAATTATTTCATGTTGTAAATGTTCTAAATTCTCAACCTCTGTATGGTAGAATTTAAACGTGTGAATAATATTTTGTGTTAACTTAAAAAACGCGTAATGAATTTCGCGCTCGTATAATTTGGATCTGACATCTGAGTCTAACGTATTGTTATAAAGTACAATAGCGTCCTCCGTCTGTTGAGTAAAATAATTTTTACTCTTTTTTCTTCTTTTTCTTACCATTATTGGATTTTAAACTTTGATATACCATCTTGTATTACCTTTATTTGTTCAAAAAACCAACCTATTTCATCATCACTCTTAAACATGCCTTTTTCGTCTACTTGTTTTAGACGATCTTCTGACATTTTAATTTGTATATTAAATTCTGTTATATAGTCATTATATTGGTTAATAATATCTTCTTGTTTCTCTGTCTTACGTAGTAAATTCCACGTAGTATAGAGTAAAACTAAAATTATAAAAATTAATGCTCCTATTATGTAAATCTCCATTATAAACTATCTAACATATTCTTTAAACCTGGGCTTGAAACTGAGTTTAATGCCCTAGATTTTGAACTTGATTTTTTATTCGACGACAATGTATAATTCTTCTTCGGCGTTGCCACGCTATCCTGAGAAAACTTTGGGAGCCATTCAATTTCAAATTCAATTCTCGCAGCCATCATGTCAGCTTGGTGAAGAATGAATGGAAGTGATGTGCGAGGTTTAGTTTCGGGCATAAAAGATTTAAGATACTTCTCATTAGCCGAATCATATAAACCATCATGTGTTTGGATGGCTAACATTTCATTGAATGTATATTTAATATCATGAGATTGTAGTAAAAACAACCCTCTATCAGGCACAGCAGCAAATGCTATTTTTTTATTGTGCATATATTCTTCACCTAATTTATCCCTTCTCCATTGATCAGTCTGAGGGATGTAAGATTCATTTTGTTCATCACCCATTTTACCTAAATCATGATTAATAGCAGCAAATACTAATTCTTCTTGTGTAAACGTAGTCATATCACATCCAAAACCTTCCCATACAGCAGACATTGATAATGCTGCTTTAACTACTCGGTTAACATGATCAACATATCCACCTGGGAATGCTGAATGGTATTCTTTTTTATGTGATGCCGGCATTAAGATAATACGATCTTCATATTTTTGGTAGAAATCAAGTAATTTCTGTTTACGATCTCCTGTAATATAATTTTCAATATTAGTATTGAATTCAATCCAATTTGCCTGAATTTGTTCTGCGGTTAATGTCATAACTTTTATTATTTATTTATATTTGTAACGTTTTGCCCCTTTATCCCCTGGTGCCTTTGTTTTTATTCCCATTTTTTCCTAAACCCTGTACGTCCAAGATAATGGAAGGATTTTACAATGGCACGGAATTTTCGACTTTTCTTTTTAATGTTTGTATTTCCAATAGGAAAGCACACTTTTCATATTCTTCCTCACGCTCAAAATAATTAATTGCTTGATTAAGTGAGTCAATAAGTTCTTTTGTTTTAAAATCCACTAAGGCCTCTAAATGATCAATATCCTCTAAATCAATTTTACTAATATAGTGGTATGCTCTATTATATACAGTATATTCTGATGCCTCTTTAGTATCAGTAACACTGTAATTTGGAGATTCTGCCTTAAGAAATTTTTCTAATTTTTGATGAAATACTTGATGATTGATAATTAATTTAGTAAACATACCTAGCTTAGTATAAGGCTCTTCTAATATTTTTTTACTAACATTTGAAATAGGATTTGAAATTCCATTTTCCTCATTACCAAATAAACCAAATATTTTATTTTTATCTATCATCTTTTTCCTCCGTGGTATGCTACTGCATGTCCCTCAGTTATTAATAAATCATTTAAATTTTGATCACCAAAAAATATATTTCCAAGACATCTACCATATTTACCTACACCTTGTGACTCCAATATAAAAACATCATTATGCTTTTCAAACATATCCACCACAAAACTTTTAGCAGCTAACCCTCTAGCTTTTTCTTCTAAATCTCTTGTTCTTGATTCTGGGGTATTAATTCCAACTAATCTAATTCTAATAAACTTCCAGGTATCAAAACCTAAATCTACGGTAGCATCAACTGTATCACCATCAACTACTCTATCTAACTTTGCGTTGTAAATATACATAATCGTTTTGGTTATACATATGGACTATTCGTATTCCTGATCCCTAAGTTTTTGAATATACTGAGCTTTTTGTTTTTGTTTACGTTTAGTTATTGAGGGTTTGGTGAATTCTTTTCTATCTCTAACTTGTTTTAATACACCTGTATCTCTAAACTTACGTTTTAAACGTTTTAAAGCACTTTCAATTTTTTCTCCTTTTTTTAATTTAATTTTAAGCATTTAATTTTTTTAAGTCCAACTCTATTTTCTCTTTTAACGATTCTAATTTACGGTATTCCTCAACAACATTTTCTTGTTTCGGGTTTGCTGGGTGGAACCTATAATAATCCTCCATTATTGTAGCCACGGCCATTAAATCATTAATTAATTCTGCTTTTTGTTGTTCTAATTCTTCTTGTTTTGACATATTATTTAAATTTATTACCTATTAATTCTATTGTTTTCTTTATTTCATTTAAATCGAGTTGAAAAAACTCTCTTTGGTTATTAACGCGATACTTTTTTAATGCATGGTGTACTTCACCCTCTAATATTTCGCCGTTAAAACAACGGAAAGCCCATGCTACTGTGTATGGAAGTGGTACACCCGTTGCACTAGATACTTGTTTAGCTCTTTCATCTGGTGTTAATTTAGTATATCCTACTTTATATAAACCTGGTGTAGTTTCATTTTCTAAAAC